ATTTATTTACCACCACCTATTGAAAATAAAAAAAATAAGAAAATCGAACCGAAACCCAAGAAAAAACGTTTAATTACAGAAACCAACACTTGGAACACGTTTTTATCTCAACCTTTGGATTTTCAAATCGAACAACAACGTAAATGTTTAGAAATGCTGATGTATCCTTCTACTACTACTCTTAGGGATGAACCGGAAATCAATCGGAATGAATCCCGAAAAATGCATTTCTTAAAAGAACAAATCCGACAAAAAATAAATGGATATAAAGCCCAAGATATTAAAAAAGGTATTTTCAATATTTCGACCTTTATCGATTTAGAATATGTTTTGCAATTATTACATGAATCCGAATTAACTTGTTTTTATTGTAGAGGAGATGTATTTCTTTGGTATGAAATCTCTCGTGAATCGAAACAATGGTCGATTGAGAGAATCGATAATAAAATTGGACATGATATTGGAAATGTCGAAATCGCATGTTTATCTTGTAATTTGAAACGTAGATGCATGTATCATGAGAGATTTGTTTTCACGAAACAATTGAATATTGTAAAATGTTGATTTGATTTTTCTGGAGATAATCCTTGCTGGTGGAAAATCGGATAAAAACAAAATGTAATCAAATAGATAAATAAAAAGATAAAATTATTCTAAGAAAAGAAAAGAAAATATGTCTCTTCTTATTCCCAAATTAAATATTCATGAAGATATTCGCAAGAAATTACATTCATTCTATGTTTCTAATCGTATTCCACATTTGATTTTTTATGGTTCCTCTGGCTCTGGAAAACAGACCATTGTATATGATTTCTTGAAAGAAATTTATCATGGAAACGAACAGAAAATAAAATCCAATGTCATGTTTGTCAATTGTGCCCATGGAAAAGGTATTAAATTTATTCGAGAGGAACTGAAGTTTTTTGCCAAAACGAATGTTCAATTTAATAGTGGTATTTTTTTCAAGACCATTGTGTTATTGAATGCCGACCATTTAACTATGGATGCTCAGTCTGCTTTACGTCGATGTATTGAATTGTTCAGTCATAATACTCGGTTTTTCATTATTGTAGAAAATAAACATAAATTATTGAATCCGATTTTGTCGCGTTTTTGCGAGATTTATGTTCCAGAATATACAGACCCAGATTCTAAGAAAATTATTAATTTACATCAATGGCAAATCCAACAAACGTATGATTTTCAGAAAACGGAATTGGAAAAACGGTTTTATTATTTAGATTCTTTGTTGCTTACTTGCGAGAAAACACGAAAAACGATTGAGCCGATTATCATGACGGAATATGTATCGCAAATGTACGAAAATGGTATTTCTTCTTATGATTTTATTTCTTGGGTGAAACAGTCTTCTTTATGGAATGATTTAGAAAAGGCGAATTTATGTATGTGTTTTTCCAAAGTGAAACCGGAATTTCGTTGTGAAAAATTATTATTAATGTATTTATTGGATTTCTTATATATGCGTCCTTTAGCCGATATCCGAGAGATTTCTTTCATGTAGTAGGGAACCAATGTGTAGGGAACCAAGGTTCCCCTACGACCCCTCCTTTTAATATTGGTTTTGGTATGATTTTGATATGGTTTTAATATTGGTTTTGGTATGGTTTTGGTATGAATTTAGTATGGATTTAGTATGGATTTAGTATTATTTTGATTGTCTTATTTGGCGATAATAATAAAAATAAAACAATCAAAACTGTAAAAGAAAATACGTATAAAATCAAATAAACGTATCCTTTCCTTTTATATATATTTCTCAGGTATTATGGATGATTTTGTAGTTTCGAATTTACACGAATCTAAAAATGAATGGTGTGGGCGGCTTGTATCCATATTGACACCGTTAGTTATCGAGGGATTCCGTTCGATATTTAACGAGTCTTGGAAACTGTGTGTAGAAAACAACGAGACCAATAAATATCTAATGACTTTTCAGAATTTATTATCTCGAATCCCCCAATGGAATTCTGTTATTATAGACGAAGAGAAAAAGCGAATCATAGAGAGAAGTGGATGTAATTATTTAGAAGATTTAATTACTTGTGTCCATATTATCCAATTAAAAGTATTAACATCTATTCGGGTTGGTAATAAACAAAAAAAAATCGACATTTCGATTCCCAAACTAGACCATTTTATTCATCGTGTTTATATTCATAGTGCAAGAAAATTATATTCGAATATTTATCTTTTTGAAAAGAAAATTTCCGATTTACAAATACAAAAGAATAATAGAGAAGCTGAAATTATAATCCAAGAATGTATTTTAACTACCATTCGAGAGAGTATTCCAACTGAATCTATTATTCGTGCCTATTTAGACGAATCTATGGAAGAAGAAGAACAAGTGATTATTGAATCTATTCCTGATTCAGAAGAAAACGATGAATTAGAAAAGAAAGATGAATCTTTAGCCAAAACCGAAGAGAAATCGGTGGTGGGAGAAGAAGAAACGAAAACAGAAGAAATTCCGGAAGTAGTTCCTTCTATTCAAAATATTGACGAAGAAAAAGTAGTTACCAGATTATCTTTCAATGATGTCGATACTCTTTCCGATGGTACTTCACAAACAGTTCCCAAAACAATAGACCATTTAGAACAAATAAGTAGTGAACGTTATGCTCAACGTAAATTAGAAGAAGATTCAGATGAAGAGGATGAAGATTCGCAACAAAAAATTAAAATCCATATGGATGAACCAGTATCTTTAACATTAGATGATGTGTTTGATTTAGATAAAGATATTCAAAATACCGATTTAGCTCTAGATGATATTGTAGATTTATAATTGTAGCGGACCAATATGTCGTTTCGGCAATAATCTATTAATTCGTTATATGAATGAACTTTTTTTTTATTTCTGGTATATATCCAAAAATAAAATGGAAAAAATATTGATTTTTGCAGGATGTACTACTTTACTTTTCTGTATTTTCAAATTCATTGAAATGAAATATATGGATGAGGAACTGAAACCATTGAAAATCTTTGTAAGAGATGCAATTATGGTTTTTGCTAGTTCTTTTGTCGGTGGTTATGTTCTTTTGAATTTCGATAAATCTATTACTGATTTATTCGCAGTCATTACCGATACTCCTTCATTTATACCAGAAACTACCACTGTATTTACAGGTGAACCTGGGTTTTGATTTTGTATGTTTATCTCAATAAAAAATATATTTTCTTACGAAAGTTCACTAGAAAATATATTTTATTTTATTTTATTGTTTTTAAGTTTAACGAAAATATGGTACTAATCTAAATTTTACATAAATAATTATTTCCAAAAATCTCTCTTTCCAATACTAAATAGTCTTGGTACATTTCCAAATGCTCGCGTGTAGATATTGGCGATTCGATGATTTCACCTTCTTCTAATATATAGTTTTGAAGACGGCTTTCACATGCTACGGTTTTCTCTAATACGAAATGTTGGGGATTGTTTTTCTTGCATAAATGTACTTCCCAATACAAATCTTTCTTGACATTACTTGGGTCTGGATATTCGAGAGCAATCGTAATTTTGTTCTCCACCACTTCTTTCCAAAAGATATTTCCATTCACCGTATCGAATATTTCAATAGTAATAAAGGCAAACCAATAATCATAATTACGCTCATTTTTTCGATGTTTATCGCGAATATACGTAATATTTCCGATTTTTTCTTCTAGAAAACGATCCGTAATCATTTTCTTGGAAACATTTGGTAAAATACGAGGGATGAATAATACGATACTTGACATTATATTATATTATATTATTTTGTTTTTAAAGAATAGTAAAGCTATGATATGATATGATTGTTTTATTTGTAGTATATTACTATTTTTCATTCATTTTAAAAAAATCAATTTTTCAGGCGTATTCTATTCTCTCATATTTTATTAGATAGAATACATTTTTGGAATTTTATCAATATTTTGTATTAATATATTTTCTGGGGTTTTCTTTTTTTGTTTTTTTATTTTTTGTGTATTCTTAATATCATATTGATAGAATAAGGGATATGCCATTTGATTTTCGGGAGTATGTTGATGTACCATTCTACCAATCATTTTGTATAATTTGAAATTCGGATATCGCTCTTCTCCAGAAGATTTATATAATATATTTTTATTGGAATCATCGGTACACCATCTTACTACGGTTTTTTGTATTTCTGTCCATTCTTTTTTATATTTTCGTATTTCGGATTCTTCCATATCATCAAATACAAAATCATATAGTGAACATCCTAGACGACATAAATCAAAACTCATATTTGGGTCTATTCGCTTTTTCAAAGGATTATAAAATGGTTCACAATTATATTGAGTATGTGCATCTCCACCAGTTTCAAAACTATCACTTCCAATGATTTTATCTTGGAAACGATAAATACTTCTCCCAAAATCAATTAGTTTATATAATTTTCCATAGGTTGGAACTTTGTATGTTTTCCCAAGAAAAGTATATTGTATATGTGTTTTTTCAGTAGATATGTATACAATATTATTTGTGTGTAAATCATTATGAGTGAATGAATATGCTTTCTGGTACGTCGCCAATATCATTACAATTTGGAAAATAGCACTTTCTATTTCTTTTTCATTCAATTGGTCATTTTCTAGTAATTCGTCTAACGTACTTTCGCATTTCTCTAGACAAATCATTTGTACTGGGAAGTTGCGAATATAGGCATGAATAATGGGTTCTTCTTCCTCTTCCATATCCGACCATTCCTCTTCTTTTTTTTCGTTGTCGTCGTCTTCATCCTCCTCCTCTTCTTCTTCCTCTTCCTCTTCATCTTCCTCTTCCTCTTCTGAATCTGCAATTTCACTATTATTAGAAGAATCTGTTTCATAATCCATACTTTCTGTATCTTTTTCTAGTTTTTCATATACTAATTCTAATTCAGGTTCAATTTCTATTTCTACTTCGACTTCGTTTTTTTCTTTTTCTAGTTCGGAAGATATTTCTATTTCTTCTCCTCCTTCCAGAATACAAGTATCTCCCAAAATCAATTTCGGTTTAGTAGATGTTAAAGGTGGAAAATTTATATTATCCGCCGACTCTAATTCATAAAATATATTTTTCTTGGAAAGAAAGAATTCTGAATCCGTTAAATATTCATAATCGTCAGTAATATCCATTCGGAATTTTTCTTGGATTCCAAGATAAGAACCATAAAAATCAATTCCGTGAGAGAATTCGTAATGATTTCTTAATTTACTAGATAAATAACTGAAAAAACAATCTACATATGCGGAATTATAAGGACTTTTTATTTTATTTATGGGCGTTTCTATTGTTGAATTTTCTTTCCATGTAGGTAAAACATTTAATTTCGTCTTGTCTTTTTCATATTTTCCAATTAAATAATGAATTGGGTCTAGTAATGGTGCATATTTAATATGAATAGGTGTTCCATTTTTTTTATTGGTGGATTCTTCTTGTACTACATCTAAATCTATCATATGATTTGGATGATTGAGAGAAATCGCATTGTAATTTTTATCGTTCATTTCGAAAAAGAGAGAATAAATGGGATTGTAATTTTGTAGTTTGGTTATCTTAAATGGATTATAAGTACTAGCCGTTTCTCTCGTTCTCTCATATTTATTTTCTAAATATCCTAAATCTATTTTCTTTGCTTTGAAATAATGAATTTCTTGCATGATTATCTGTTATGTTATGGTTTTAAGAAATATTGTATTTTTTTAAGCAGAACGTACTTTCCTTTGTTATTTTATTTATTCGTTTTTATTATTGAAAAAAAAAATGAATAAATTAGATTCGTCTAATATATAAAAATTATAGATAATTTCTATATAATATTAGGAAAAGATGACTTTAGAGTTAAAAAAATGGGATATGCGTTGGATTACTTTCCGACCAGATGAAAATAAAGGGCCGGTCATCGTTCTTATTGGTCGTCGTGATACTGGTAAAACCTTTCTAGTGCGTGATTTGCTATTCTTTCATCAAGATATTCCAATTGGAACCGTTATTTCAGGAACAGAAGCCGGAAACGGATTTTATGCGGCACATGTTCCCAAATTATTCATTCATAATGAATATTCTTCCGTATTAATTGAAAATATTCTAAGAAGACAAAAAACCGTACTTAAACAAATGCAAAAAGAAATGGAAACTTCCCGTCGTTCCACGATTGACCCTCGAACTTTTGTAATTTTGGATGATTGTTTATATGATAGCACCTGGACTCGAGACAAATTAATGCGTCTCCTGTTCATGAATGGTAGACACTGGAAGGTAATGCTTATCATTACAATGCAATATCCATTGGGAATTCCTCCTACATTGAGAACCAATATTGATTATGTGTTTATTTTACGAGAACCCTATTTGACAAATCGAAAACGTATTTGGGAGAATTATGCTAGTATGTTTCCAACCTTAGAATCATTTAATTCCGTCATGGACCAAACTACCGAGAATTATGAATGTCTGGTAATTAATAATAACGCCAAATCCAATAAATTATATGACCAGATTTTCTGGTATAAAGCGGAGAGTCGTCCAGCATTTCAATTAGGTTCTAAAGAATTTTGGGAGATTTCGAAAGGAATGGTAGATGATGATGATGATGAAGCATATGACCCATCTAATGCTAAAAAGAAGAAACCTGGTTCCCAAATTACCGTCAAGAAAAATAAATGGTAATCCGGGAACCAAGGTTCCCCGGACGCCCCTCCTTTAAAGTAATAGTCTTGAGAATATGGTCTTGGCATACACTAGAAATATAAATATTAATTATTCTTGCAGTTATTAGATAGAGTTCGTTTGGCTTGTTAAGAAAGTCGCGAAAAATAACCATGCAATATATGGAATTAAACAATATCCTGCCGTTTTATTTATTACATAAAATCCCCATCCAATATATATCGCACTTATTGCTAATAAAAAGAGAGAAGCAGTTGCAAAACTCGCATTGGGGAAATACACGAAATAAGGCCACCATAATAATAATAGCAATAAATGAATAATATATTTTTGTAGTATATTTTCCACACGCTTACCTTTTTCATTCCATACTAAATAAGACGCATATCCTAATAATAAATATAAAATAGGCCATACTACTCCAAATACCCATGCTGGTGGATTCCATTTTGAACGTACTTTTGGTATTTTATTTTTAGGAATGAAAATTGCCGACGAACCTAATCCCAAAACAATGGGAGAAAATATCCAAAGAATACTTTGCCATTTATTATTATTACTAGAAGACAAAAAAGACAGAGACATTCGCAAATATATATAACTAGCTTATATATATTTTTTTTTGCACTTGGTATCAGTATATTTTAATCTTTCTTTTTCTTGGGGTCTTCTTCCTCGGCAGCTTCTCTAGACTCGAAATCGACGGTTTGTTTGACACCAATCAAGTTCCCATTTTCATCCATCGATTGTGTTAATACATTACCACTTTTATTAGCTAATTCAATGTTCTTTTCAATTGCCTTCTTCTTACTTTCAAATACACGTTTATCAAAATCCTCCTTTGCTTTTTGTTCATTCTTTAATTTCTCGTGATGTAGTTGATTCAATTCTTCCTCCATAAACTCGATTCTTCCAGTCTTGTATGCATCTGGGTCTAAAGGTGTCCATACGAAATTTCGACCAACCAAAATATCATGATGTGGAACCGATTCACGCATCTTCTTAGCATACATTTCCGCTTCTTCACTAGTTGGAAAATTACCAATGTTTACGAAACCACGCACCGATGTTTGGAATCCATGTTCTTTTTGAAACACTTCATTTAGTTTATCTTCATTTTTATCAATAAACGTAGCATAATCACCGACTACATCGTTTGACTTTAGCACATTTTCTTCTTCTTGTACGAACTGTTTAAAATCATCTATTAAATTTTCTACTTTCAAATTGTATTTAAAGGAAATAAATTGCAAGAAATCAGAAAATTGAGAAACGGATTTAGTAAAATTCCATTGTTTTACAAATTTTTCAAACAAAAAAATGTCCTTTTGTTTGATTATTTTTTCTGGTGAAACGAAAGAATAACAACCATAAGTTTGACTTGATATCACGGGATACTCATTTAGTAAATCTACATATTTCGGATTTTCACTTCCATCCGAATTTGTTTTTCTCTCAAATGATTTTTTATTTGTTGTAGTTTTTGTGGAATTATTTGTTTTAGACATATTTAGGATAAATCATTGGAAATATTTAAGTTGTTTTATAAGGAATTCATTGAATCGAATTTTTAGAGAACCTCTAGAAAAATCTTATTATTTTAGCGAAAATGATTTTTTTTTGTTTGTTTATAATATATTAACCCAAGATGAGCAATTTGTTTGATTTCAATGAGTTTATTAAACGTGCTATTAAATATATCGTGGAAGGTATCATGGTCGCTATTGCTGCCTATGCCATTCCTAAGAAATCTTTGAATGTTGAAGAGATTGTTGTCATTGCACTAATGGCTGCTGCTACCTTCTCTGTCCTAGATGTCTTTGTTCCATCCGTTGGAGCTAGTAGTAGATCTGGTCTAGGTTTAGCCATCGGTGGAAACCTTGCAGGAGGATTCCCATTGAGACCAATGTAAATGGAATGAAATGAAATAATCGCATAAAATATATTTTTTTCTTGCATTTCCCAAGAAAAAAATATGCATGGTTCTTCTTCTAAGTACGTCTGGATTTAGTACCAATATTTCTTACAGTACCTGCGTTTCCGAGAGAAAGACTTCCCGCTTTATATACTACATTCGAATTATTAGAAAATAAACTCTTCATCATGAAAGGTCTCGGTTTCGGTAATACTTTGGAAGTAATATTCGGCACTGGATTCCCAAATTGTATATATCCATTACTATTGATGAAATTCATTTTCTAGTGATTTGTGTTTTATTTACATTACACAGATATATTTTATTGGAATGGAATCGAGAGAAAAAGAGAGCTAAACTGTTGGGAAATATTCCCAGTCTAAATAATCACACACTTTTTTCCAAATCATATCTTGTTCTAGTTGTTTAATCCGGTCTTTCATCATTGGAATATAAGGTAAATATTGCCGTTGGTCCAATAAAATACATAACTGACATAAAATATACGTATAATTAAAGAAATTGGTTCTAGTAATAGGGCAAAAAAGAGCCCATGGTTGTTGGATTTCTATAAACAATACACATAATGTCTCAATCAATTCATCGTCCATAATAGGTGGCTGGATTCCGAGAATAGAATTAATATATTGAATATGTTCGAAATATTTATTGTATCCTAGAATACTCAATATATTACGCATTTCTTTATAGTTAATTTCCGAAATATTTCGTCGTTCTTTTCGAATACGGTTTTTCACCGCAGTTAAAACTTCTTCTGGGATTTTCGTTGTCTCTTTGGCTTGAAATTGTGATAATATTTCTTTGAAATGATTTAAACGAATATAAGCAGTATACGAAACTTCATTCGGCATTTCTTTATTTACTGGTTTCTGATTATCGACAATATGTAATAAGAATTTCCCACAAGAAATATTATTACAAATCAAAATACCTTCTTCTTCTTGTGGAATCAATTCTCCCTGATTACAAATCAAACAAGTATCAGATTGTAAAACATATTCTTGTAAATGCATGATTTCCCCTTCGACATTCTTCCAATAATTTTGATATATTTTCTTGGATGATTTGTATTTCTCACTATTTAAATTCGAACTTTCTTCCGTTTTCGCTTTTATTTTAAAAAACTGATTAATACTTTCCATGTTTTTCATGTTTTTTCCATTCGATATTTTTTGTTTTTCTTCATAATAATTGAAAATATATTTGGAATTATTTAATAAATATTCGTTTTTTTTATGGCGTAATTGTCGGATTTCTTCTCGGATTTCTTCGATTTTATCTTGATATTCGAAATATTCATCACTATGTTGATTATGATGGAATTCTAAATGTTTTAATTGTTTTTTTAATCGTTTTTTTTCTTCTTGTAATTTGGGAATAGTATAGTTTTCGATGACATGAAACGTATTCATCATATCTGTATGTTTTTCATCAATATTGATTGGGTCTTTATCTTTCTTTTTTTCTATCGTATTCATATTTTGATGTTAGAATTGGATTCATATATATTATTATAAATCGGTCTTTTTAATTCATTGTATTCATAATTAATTTTCTTGCAATACATTATTATCGATATTTATACTATAAAAAAATACATTTCATTATATTTATGTTATAAAGAACGATATAAAATATGGTATTCATTGTTTTTTTTGTATGAATGAAGAGAAAATGTATTGAAAACAGAAAAGAATTCATAAAACCAAAATAAAAAATGTTTAGGAATAATATATTCACCCAAAATGGCCGGAGCTTTGATGCAAATTGTCGCCTATGGCGCCCAAGATCTTTTCTTAACTGGAACCCCTGAGATTACTTTCTGGAAAGTTTCTTACCGCAGACACACCAACTTTGCCATGGAGAGTATTGAACAGACTTTCCAAGGACAAGCTGATTTCGGAAGACGTGTAAGTGCCATCCTATCCAGAAATGGTGATTTGGCTTACCGCACTTACTTACAGTGCACTCTTCCTGAGATTAACCAAGATATGTTGAACAACCAATCTGGTGGTGTTGGAGTCTATGCTCGTTGGTTGGACTATATCGGAGAGCAAATGGTCTCCCAGGTTGAGGTTGAAATTGGTGGACAAAGAATCGACCGTCAATATGGTGATTGGATGCACATCTGGAATCAACTTACCATGAGTTCTGAGCAGAAACGTGGATACTTCAAGATGATTGGACACACCACTCAACTTACCTACATTACCGACCCTACCTTCGCTCCTATCTCTGGACCTTGTGCTGCTTCTGGTGGACCTTCACAGGTTTGCGCTCCTAGAAACGCTCTTCCTGAGACCACTCTATACATTCCTCTTCTATTCTGGTTTTGCAAGAACCCTGGACTTGCTTTGCCGTTGATCGCTTTACAGTACCACGAAGTTAAAATCAACCTTGATATCAGACCTATTGGTGAGTGTCTATGGGCTGTTAAGAACATGTATACCAGTACCGGAACTCAATCGGTCTCTCTTGCTTACCAGCAATCTCTTGTTGCTGCTTCTCTTTACATCGACTATATCTTCTTGGATACTGACGAGCGAAGAAAGATGGCACAAAATCCTCACGAATACTTGATTGAACAACTTCAATTCACTGGTGATGAGTCTGTTGGTTCTTCTAGTAATAAGATCAAGTTGAACTTCAACCACCCATGTAAGGAGTTAATCTGGGTTGTTCAACCTGATGCCAACGTCGATTACTGCGCATCCCTAGATGCTGCTCAGACTCTTTTCAAGACCCTTGGTGCTCAGCCATTCAACTACACTGATGCTATTGATGCTCTTCCTAATGCCATCCATGCCTTTGGAGGACAATTGGAGACATCTGGTACCAACGGGTTCATTACCTCCACTGGATTATTCGAGATGGCTGGTGCTATTAATGCTACACCTCTTGGAACTACCTCATACTGGACCAGTGGACAAGTTCCAGGTGGAGCAGCCAACACCAACCCTAACCTTGCTTTCTATCCTAATCCTACCACCGACCCAGTATCTGGTTCAGCTGTCTCTGATGCTGGTACCTTCGTTCTTGCTGAAACTGCTCTTGACCTACACTGCTGGGGTGAGAACCCTGTGGTTACTGCTAAGCTACAGCTTAACGGACAAGACCGTTTCTCTGAACGTGAAGGTTCTTACTTCGATGTTGTTCAACCTTTCCAACACCATACCAGAAACCCAGATACTGGTATTAACGTGTACTCATTTGCCTTGAGACCTGAGGAACACCAACCTTCAGGCACATGTAATTTCTCCAGAATTGATAACGCTGTTCTACAGCTTGTTCTTTCTGCAGGAACTGTCCAAGGTACTGCTACCGCCAAGGTCAGAGTGTACGCTGTTAACTACAACGTGTTGAGAGTTATGTCAGGAATGGCAGGCATTAAACAGATGATTCAAATGTTTTTCGAGTTATTATTACGAAAATATTTGAATACTCTGAATGGTGCAGAAAAACAATGCGCCACAAACAAGCAGGCAATGTTTGTGGATAACTTCGCTTTGACCCCTGCGTTATTGGTCAGTTGTTAGTAAGGGAACTTCGGTTTCTTTGCAAGACTACTTGTTGTTCGGGGACCCCCTTAGAGCCTTAACTACGAAGTAGATATGAGAAATCTATCTATGGCGGAGAATAGAACTCCGGTATCGTAATAATGTTAAGGATTGGGAAATCCGCATGGTAATAACCTAAAGACGTTTGTAATACGCTAGTCTAAGGTTAGCCGTCAGAGACTGAACGGTAGTCGCTCGATGATGAAGGTTTAAGCAACCGGAGTCGGGTTAAGATACAGTCCATCCCCCTAGGGAAACTTAGGGGTAGTAGAGCGCCTATTCCAATTAAATTTTTATATTTTTTTATTATAAAAAATAGATTATACCCTTCTTTTTTTTACTAAGAAATACCCATAAATAAATAAATTACATTAAAAAATGTAATTTATACCTGTGAACATTATTTATACAAAAGTATATGTTATTTTCTTAATTTTATTCGGTATATTTTTTTCTTGTAATTCTGGAAATAAAATCTTGTTTTGATTATCTATAAATTTTCCTTTTTGTTTTTGAAAGCAATAAATATTTTCTAATTGATTTATTAACAATTCGAACGAATAGTTTTTTTTCATAAAATTACATTCACCGCAACAAGCTACACAATTTTCAATAAAATATCCTTTTTCATTATCTTTACGGTCTATTCCATTTTGATGAATATTACTATTCTCTTTACCACAAATATAACATTTCTCTAAAATAATCGCTTGAAATGTTTCTTTATTTAATTCAAATGGTAAATTTCGTTTCACTGCACCTTTATAATAATGTTCAAAATAAATACTTTTTGGATTTATATTTCCAAAACAGTTATCATAACAAAGTTCTTTATCATCTATTTTCTTTTGATAACTTAATATATGCAATACCCTATAAAAGAATATGAGTTCATCCAATGAACCTTTCATATAGTTGCATATTTTACAACAAGATACACAATTATCTATTATGTATCCAAGTGATGACTGTTTACGGTCAATACCACTATATCCATTTTCTTGTATGATACCGCAATAATGACAAGGTGATTTGATTAAGTGTTGAAAATGTACCTGTTCTAGACTAAATAAAATATTTCTTTCTTTTGCATTTTTGACGTATTTTTTGAATTGGTTTTCAATTCGATTTTGATTTTCTAATAATTTATCTGCATTTTGTATTTTCCATTCTTTTTTCTTTTCTTTTCTTTCTGTTTTTTTCTCTGCGATTCGTGCTAATTCTAAACGATGTTCTTTATTGCGATTCAAATCTTGTCTCTTATTTGAATCACGACATTTTTTGCAAGTTTTTGTAATCATTCCTATTTTATTCCCTTGAAATTCTGAAAGAGAATACAACATAAAACATACTGTACATTCCTTTTCCGTTTTAGAATCATCTGGGGTTTGTTCTTGTTCTAATTTTATTTTTTCTCGTTTTTTCCTATCTTTCTCTCTTTCTTTTTGTAAACAATCGGAACAACTAGAAAATATATATTCAAATGCTAACACAGTTCTACAACCTCTAATTACATTTTTACAAACTTTTTTTCCAGATTCTTCTGTATTTTTTCGGAAAATAGTATGATGTATCTTTTTTTCTTTTGTATTTTGGATAGGTATATCATTTATTGATTTAGTAGATAACATATAGATGATACTATACTTTATAATAATACATATTTTATAAATCAATTTTTTGAGAAACCTTGGAATAATATTGATATTGTTGCTTACGAAGCTTTGTTAGCAAAGATTTTATGGATTGGATTGGATTGGATTGATATATACCAAAATATTATTATTATATAAACTATATACGAAGCTACTGCGAATATTTTAATTGAAAACCATGTATGGTTCAATGATGTTAATTCTTTACTTCTGAGTAAAACAATAAAAACATAAGAACCAAGAAAAAAATATCCATTAAAAACATATAGGATTCATTATGTCAGAAGAAACGTCTACTGGAGGAATATCCAATAAAAATACATTTTTCAGTCATGTCTTTTCTACCACCGAAGAAGGAAAAGCCGAAATCATGAATGTCGTTCAATATTCTTTAATGGGTGTTGTTCCTGTTGTGTTTTTAAATAAACTCATCCAACGTTTTATTCCAGAAGCAGACCCGGATAAATCTACTTTAGAACTTTTAGCCGAAATATTAATCCAGATTATTATCATGTTTTGCGGTATTATTTTAATTCATCGTATCATTACTTTTGTTCCCACTTATAGTGAATTCAAATACGAGAGTTTATCCTTAACTAATGTCATTTTGGCATTTCTAGTATTAGTTCTAAGTATTCAAACCAAATTAGGTATTAAAGTGAATATTCTATTTGACCGTCTCATGGATTTATGGAATGGTACCGATTCTTCTTCCCGGTCGGAATCTGGTTCCAAATCTAGAAGTCGAAATGTCTCTAGACATCAACCCAGTCAGGGAGACTACATGGATTCACGTCAACCAGATATGTTCCCACCTGCACCAATGGCGACTGCTCCTGTAAGACAAAATGCCGCACCAGTACAGTCCATTGCCCCACCACAACAATCTGAATTTTATGCACCTGTAATGGCTGCTAATTCCGTATTAGGTGGTTCGTTCGGTTCTGCATTTTAAATAGTATATTATATTATCATAATAATGATTTGATTTGAATTATCTCTAGAAAAATCAAATCATTATTTTATTTCACATATTTTCACAGTGAAATCCGTCTTATTAATCGTAATCCATATAAGCACCCGAATTATCACTATATCCAGCACGTTGTTTTCCGAATCTCTCTATAAAATGATACCATCTATCCGTCTCTTGTAATACTTTCCACGCTTGGTCATTCGCATAAATCCAATGCGCTTTTGTTTGTTCTAGTAATGGTATGATTTTCTCATATAATTCAATAATTACATCATAATATTTTTCTTGCACTATATATCCCGCCGCATTTTGGGCTTCAATGACACGTTTGACAATATTACATTCTATTTCTTCTTCTGGAGATTCTCTCGTTAATCCAAAACAAATCATACATACATCATAATTCTTTCCTAATTTGGATTGGAAAAACGCATTTAAATCTGTATCCATTTTTTCTCTGGAAACAAGGAATTCAAAATCGTCTTCTAGAATCAAGACATTTTTATATCCTCTTGCTTTTGCTAATTTTAATGCTTCCATATGTGATTTGGTACATCCTAAGATACCTTGTTCGGGACAAGCAATCGCTGCAAATCTCTCAGATTTATCCGAGAGCCCCATTCGATTCAATTCATATTCAATTTCTGTTCTACGGTCGGTACGATAATCCAGGTTGATATAAAAAATATGTTCTATAAAATCCGTCATTTTTAATTATATATGTTTTGTTTTTATTTCTTTTTATATGTTATGTTTATTCTCTCATTCTCCTATATTCAAACGAGAGAACGAGATAACGAGAGAACGAGAGAATAGAAACTAAATAAATATAAACATTTTCTTGCAGAAATAATAAACTTAACGAAAATATGAAACCTGACCAAAATCATATGCAACAATTTGAAACACATTTCACAGAATATCGAAATACAACTAATGAAGTGAATTTTCTAGGAAAAATGGGCAAAACCCATTATCCTCTATTTTCTTATATCTCTTCACACTTACCTCAAAATACAACGATTATAGATACGAAAACGAGAGATGGATATAATGCATTATCATTGTCTTATAATCCAGAGGTGAAAATCCATACATTTGATTCTTCTTGCAAAATAACGAACGATAAAATAAAAAATACTAGAAATATAATTATTCATTATTCCGATATTTTCGATATTGAAACGAGAGAAATTTACAAAACTCGTATTTTCCAAAGTTCTCTCCTTCTCCTCGATTTTTCTTCAGAGGAAGAGGCAGTTAAAGGCAAGAAAGAATATGAATTTATTCTTTTCTTGTTGGAATATGGATATCAAGGTCTAATTCTATGTAATAATATTTGGTTTGAAAAAGAAATTAGAGATAATTTCTGGTTGAAAATCGAAGATAAATATAAATATGACCTCTCCGAATTTGGAAATGAAAAAGGAACGGGGGTCCTTTTCTTTGGAACCGAAGAAAGTCGAAAACAAAAATTCGGATTTTTTCCAGAAAAGGAATCGAGAGATAATTGGACCTTGGTTACTGCCTATTTCAATTTAACCAAATGTCCAGATGCAAGTGATGAAATCAAAGCGAGAGACCATGCTTATTATTTCCATCATGCAGTATTCACCTTAACATTGCCATATAATCTAGTAATTTATTGCGACCAAGATAGTCTCGCGGAAATACAAAAATATCGTCCCAAATATCTAGAACATAAAACGAAATATATGATTATGGAATTCGATAATTTCGTTATTTCTGGTAATTCCTTTGCGGATTTTCGAGAGAAAATAAATCGAAATCGACAAGATAAACCATATCATTTCGATAATAGAAATACCGCCAGTTATTATTTGTTTTGTATGTCTCGATATATTATGTTGCAAAATACGATTGTTCAAAATCCATTTGATTCTACTCATTTTTGTTGGATTAATTTTTGTATGGAGAGAATGGGATATAAAAATTGTATTCATCTGGATGAAGCACTCGGTGTAAATCGAGAGAAATTCTCAACTTGTTATATTGATTATATTCCACCAGAAACAGTACAAGATACACACGAATATTATCGATGGGGGCGATGTGGTATGTGTAGTGGTTTTTTCACTGGAAATGCGCAATATATGTACCAAACCTGTGGTGCGATTCTCTCGAAATTCATGGAATATGTTGATATGGGATATGGACATGCCGATGAACAATTATATTCTCCCGTTTATTTCGAACATCCAGATTGGTTTGAACAATATTTCGGAGATTATCAAGAAATGATTACCAATTATAAATTCATTTACGATGCACCAGAAAAACCATTACGTAATTTCATTCGTAATTCGTTTTATCATGGATTCTATTCGAAATGTTTGGAAGCTTCTACTGTACTATGGCGTTCCTATCTTTTACAAAAATGCGAATTGACAGAGGAACAATTAAAAGATTTATGTTATTATTTATTGATTTCAGATTTAAAAGAATCGGTGAAAAAAATAAATATGTAAAAAAATAGAATATAAATATTTATAGGGATTTCTAATAAAAAACAAATGATTCGTATTTACGGAGATAGTCATGCACATTTCAGTTTCAAAGGTTTATGTTTAGAACATAAAGATTATAATCAGCAATCTATTACTATGTATCGTATTGGAAGAGATAATATTATTATTAATTATAATAAAGAAGAAGTACAAGAAAAGGATATAGTTGTTCTTGTATATGGAGAAGTTGATTGTAGATGTCATATTCAACGTCAAATTAATAATGGCCGATTAGAAGATGATGTCATCGCAGAATTAGTAGATAATTATTTCTTGACGATTCAATCCAATGTGGATAAGAATATCCAGGTGGTTATTGTAGGTGTTATTCCACAAACTCGACAATATGATTATGAGGTCCGTCATGGACCTATTTTACACGAATTTCCTTTTGTAGGAACCGATGCTGATAGAGCCCGTTATACCAATAAACTGAACAAAAGACTAGAAGAAAAATGTATTGAAGCTGGTTCGGGTTATTATTATTTCAATCCATATGATTATTATACTAGAGAGGAAGATGATACCTTGAAATATGAATTATCTGACCGTATTGTTCATTTGGGAGATAATCGTTATTTTTTGGAGAAATTCTCGGAATTATATACACAAATTACGAATACAAATACGAATACGTCAGCATAATTATTCTCTCGTTTTATTTCTTTTTTCACTTTCACTTTTATCAAATAATATAAAAAATATTTTATATTATCTATATTTAATTCGACACGACCCGATTTGTTTTTGTTGTATCTTATCTATAAACTGTCTTACTAGAAACAATATAATGGTATGGAATTTATATGGAAAAAAATATGACTTAACGGATTATATATCATTCCATCCGGGTGGAGAAACGATTCTGAAAAATACGGAAAACGAATCGGATATTACTGCACTTTTTGAAACATATCATGCTTTTTCTAGAAAAGAATATTACAAAACGATTTTACACCGTTTCACATCTTCGATGCAAAATGGTGTAAATGAATATGAAAATAAAGAGAAAGTACCAGAAAATGAGAATGATGATTCAGAACCCGATTTCGATTTCACAAACTATAATAAATTATTAGAGAGAATAAAAATGCGTTTTCCAAATCGGAATTCTATCAAAGCTACCTATGAATGGTATTTACAAAATGGTTTAGTATTGGGATTATATATCTATACTTTTTATCGCGCATTTTTGTCTTCCTATACCACTAGCATCATTTATAAATGTTTTTTCTCGCAAATAGCTGGATTATGTTATATTTCTCTCGGATTTAATATATTTCATGATGCTTCTCATTATGCAGTATCGATTTCTCCCAATATTAATCGTTTTCTTGCAAAAATGTGGGCTAGTTGGGGATTATGGAATATAGACATTTGGTTTTATCATCATATTGTGAATCATCATTCTTATACTGGTTTAGATAAAAAAGACCCCGATTTATATCATTTACGACCATTTGTGAATAAAACGGTTGGGAAAGCACAGTTATTGAATCATAATACGGATTATTTACCATTTATTACTATTTTTTTTCCGGGATATTATATTGGTCAACTATTGGCTTATGTCGCCTCTTCTTTTCAATATAAGATATTTCATGTACAAATCCCTAGAAAAAAATATTATGATTTCATAGATTTTTTATTAATTACTATAAAAATATATTGTTTGTATTGTGGTGGTATTTTTGCTACTATTCATTATATTCTAGCATTGAATTTCTGGTATCATATAAATATTGCAATTGACCATGATACATATGAAACGATTATAGAAAATCATTATTCTGGTAAAGATTGGTTGAAATTACAAATATGTAATTCTGCGAATTTTCTTAATCATTCTTTTTTATGGACTCGGATTTTCGGGGGAATTAATTACCAAATCGAACATCATTTATTCCCAAACATGTCGAATGTACATTATCCGGTTATCGCACCTATTGTTCAGGATTTTTGTAAAGAAAATGGAATTACATATGTACACTATGATAATTTATGGAGCGCTTATCTTTCTTATTTGAAAATGCTCAGGGTACGAAACTCACTGTAATTAAAGCTCATTGGCGCTAATTAAAGCTCATTGGCGCTAATTAAAGCTCATTGGCGCTAATTAAAG